GGATGCGGTCACGAAGCTACCCGTCGGCCACGCCTTCACCCACCTCGCCTACCTCAAGGACTTAAACTTTAAGAGAGAGCAAGCAAGCAAGAACCGCATCGCATGATCACATTCAACAATATCGTCTCCAAGTTCGAGGAGTTCTGTGAAGACCATTTCTTCATCAAGACGTTCTCGTATGGGTCTCCCTCGGACGTAGACCTGGAGAAGTTCGAGCAGTACCCGCTCCTTCACTTGGTGTACACGGGTGGGGACTACAACTCCCCGAAGGCCAAGACCTACAACCTCGAAGTCTACATTCTCTCTTTGCCCCCTTCAAAGGCCGACAAGGTAGAATATCAAAAGGAGAACATCTCCAACGCCGAGCAGGTGGCCGAGGACATCTTGGCCGACATCCAAAACGGAGGAAACATCTTCCAATTCGGATTCCACTACGACCTCGTCAACGCCTCGGTGACACCACTGGAAGAGACGCAAAGCAACGCCCTTGCTGGGTGCCTGCTTGACATCGCTATCTCGGTCCCTTACACCTACGACTCGTGCAACGCTCCCTTGACCGGAGTTGAACCCGAAGGCAGCACGACGCCCGCATTCAAGGCGCGGGGCCTTCTCCGGGTGCGTGAACTTGACGGAGACCCCGACGTCTTGAGCGTGGCCACCATCAACGTACCTGACGGCAGTTTGACCGACGACGGGGACGGGGAAATTACGTTGACGTTTGGCGCGGGTGGTGCTGTTGACAGCGTAACAGGTGGCACCGGACTGACGGCAGACCCCACGACAGGGGACGTGGTTGTAAACCTCGACGATACCGCAGTGACGCCCGGAAGCTATACTACAGCAAACATCACGGTGGACGCACAAGGACGCATCACAGCCGCATCAAGCGGAACGGCCACAACCGCCACTCGTCTCACCCAGACGGTCAAGAACGTGTCCGGCGGAGAGCTTGCCAAAGGAACTCCCGTCCACGCCGTCCTCGATGGGGCAAGCGGAAACCTTGCCTACGTCATCGCGGCACGAGCAGACACCGCCTCAGCCATGCCCGCCACCTTCGTCCTGAACGAGACCCTCGCAGACGAAGCCGAAGGCGAAGCCATTATCACCGGACTCATTCAAGGCGTGGACACCTCCGCCTTCACACCGGGCGACGTGGTCTACGTCGGAGCGACGGGTGGATATACGAACGTGAAGCCGACGGGTACTAACCTCATTCAGAACCTCGGCATCGTACTCAAGAGCCACGCTTCCAACGGGTCGGGCATCGTGTATGGCTCGGGACGCTCTAACGACGTGCCCAACATCCCTGAAGGTTATGGGTGGCTCGGCAACGCCTCCGGGGTGGCTACACCTACCCTCTTTAACTTCTACCTCAACAGGTTCGACGACACCGCCTCGACGATGGCCGCAACCCTCGACGCAGGTTCGGCTACCATTGAGCGCATCGACACGGCACGCTGGACAGGTACGGGGGTCTACCTCAGCCAACAAAGCGACACGCCAAGCGCAGGCAACGTAATCAAGAGGAAGGTCTACTACAAGGACAAGTTTGGAAGTACCGACGCCTTTGTGACGTGGACGCTCATTCACGAGTTCGCAGACGATACGAGCTACGCTAACGCACTCGCTTACATCAACGATACTATCATCGCAGGACAAACCAACGGCACGGCTCCGGCCTCTTTGGTTATGACGTGGGAAGAATCTACCGGTTTTTCCGGTTTGCTCAATGACTACCCCGGAGCAGCGGCGGCGTACTCGCTCCGCTTGCTTGACTCGACCTATACAGGTTCAGCTATCCGCGTCCGTAGGGCATCAGACAACGCAGAGCAAGACATTGGGTTTGACGATAACGAGCTGGACACCTCGGCGCTTGCTACGTTCTGCTCAGGTACGGACGGATTTGTGAAGACGTGGTATGACCAAAGCGGAAATGCTAACGACGCGACGCAGACGACGACGGGGAGTCAGCCAAAGGTTTACGACAGCAGCACGGGCGTGGTGACAGAAAACGGAAAGCCTGCGGTTGAGTTTGATGGTATAAATGACAATCTGACAAGCGCTCTTATATCGTCAAGCACAGAAGTAAGTATAGCGGCCGTTCACAAAAACCCAAGCCAAACTGACTACGATACTATTATCGGCGTTGGCGACGGAGATGGTTATGCGCTAACTACTCAAAACTCCAAATACAATCTCTTTTATAGAACAGTTGCAGACCAACCAACTACTACCAACGCGCCGAATAACGTCCAAGCGTTGATTTTTGCTTACACAAAATCCAGCACCAGTCAAGTGCTGCATTCTAATGGAGTCCAAATACAAAGTATAACTCCACCAACAATGGTATCCCCAACCACTGGGTCGAGCATTGGCGCCTATGATGTTGGCAGCAGCGCATTTAAATATGGGGGTCTCATTCAGGAAATTGTTTTGTACCCTACAAATTCATCCGCCGACCGCACAGGCATCGAAACCAACATCAACGACTTCTACTCCATCTTCTAATGAGCTATATTATCGTTCTCCCAGAAGGGTTCTTGACGAGTGAAGTCAGAGCCAAGAGCATCACACGAGAGCTCTACAACATCACCGTGCCCGTAGCTATCCAAGAGGAATACCAAAAGGACGCCACCGTCTTCGGTGTCATCACACACCCCGACGGCATCCAGCACGCCCTCCAAGTAGACCTTGACTACGTGATCCCGGTGAGCCCACAGGCAACCATCGAAAAGCTGGTCTCTCTCTTCCCGGAGCTCAACGAACAAGAGCGCTTCAACCTCGCCTCCTACGTCCTCAACAATCACGAGTTCCCGTTCGGCAATATCGTCCCATCAACCACCACCGTCCGAGATTATGACTACATGGTCGAGAATGGATGGTTCCCAGAACAAGTATGAAGTACCTCCTCGTCCTCCCTCTCGTAGCCGCTGGCCTCTGTCTGTTCCTCCTCGGTCCCTTCTTTGGGTTCTTCCTCCGGGTAGGTACAGACCCGCGCCCGTGGCCGTGGGTGTACGACATCTTCCGCGACCTCTCCGCGATGGCTTCTATCATGGCTTCTTCTTTCTTGGACTTTACACTGACCAAAGCCAACGGCTATCCCTTCGGTCATCAAACCATCTCGGCGGTGTTGGGAGTCAATGCGCTCAAGGGCACGCTCTCACCTCTTGGAAAGAATCTAAGAGACCTGCTCGACTACATCGACACCGACCACTGCCAAAAGGCATTCGACAAAATCAAAACACCATAACATGGACTTCTTTACACAACACTGGGCAGAAATCGCCCTCGCCGTCATCGCCCTCGCTGGCACGATCACCGGGCTCACGGAGTCAACCGAAGACGACAAAATCGTCGACGTCCTCCGCCGCATTGTTAACGCCATCGTATTCGGCAAGGCGAAGTGAAGACGGACGACTTCGATAAGGTACTCAAGGACTTTGCCGAAGAGGTAAACCTTGCAGCCAAGCGCACCCTCGGCTCACGTAAGATTGGCAAGAACCGGTCCTATGGTGTCGCGTCGCGTTCCTTGCAGAAGTCGCTCGAATACAAAATAGGAGACGGCAAGGTGGAGTTCGGTTCGCCACTCCCCTACGCCGCCTTCATCCATTGGGGCGTGAACGGAACCAGACGGAACCGCAACGCCCCGTTTTCTTTTGGCAGCAAGCAACCACCACTTGAACCCATCATGGATTGGATGAAGGTGAAGGGCGTAAGACCAAGAGACAAAGATGGCAAGTTCATCAAACGCATTGGACCGCGTGGCGGCGACCGCCTCAAAAGCGCGGCCTTCATGATCGCGCGAAGCATCAAGCGCAACGGCATCCACGGCCTCAAATACTACTCCGTGGCCCTTGAGAGCATCGTGCCACAATTCACCGACAAGATGGGCGACGCCCTTGTCAAAGACCTCCTCTCCTCCCTCTCATTCAAGACGGGAAACATCACCGTGAAACTGAAATAAAATGGCCGCAAGAATCTTTGATTTTCCCGGTTTTGACGTCCGCCCCGCAGGGCAGCCGCTCATCTTCTCAATTGACGACACGGGCACGACGCCCGACCGGTTCGTGGTCATCGTGAAACGTTCAAGCGTCTACACCGCTGGGACGCCCGTTCAGGTGGCCAAATTCTACCTCACGCCCAACACGAATGGGGTGGCCTTCTTTGACCTCTCACCCATTGCCGAGAGCATCTTGGAATACCCGTTGAAGGTGGGAAGTACGGTCGTGCATAAGACGGAGGCTTTGGCCGATGCGATGGACGGCCTCACCATGCAGCGGTTCGTCGTTGAGGTGGCGCGATACGACGCAGGGGTGGAGGGCTCCGTGGACGACACCGAGTCCATTATTGTAACCAACGGCACCCAGCAAATCGCCGACGGCCTCCATCCAAGTTTTAACGACTACCTCTGGGGCAACGCCGTTGGGTTCTTGACTGAACGGCCTGTGGTGAACAACGTCATCACACACCGCGCACGCCGCGACGAGGAGATGGTTGTGAGCTTCATTGACGGCGACGACATCGGAGAGGCACGGACGGGCTCGTTCACCGTGGTCGCTGAATTTGTGCCCTATACTGGAAGTTCGACACAGCAAGGTCTGGTGTCTTTTACATCTGGAACCGACCTGACGGAGATGTTGTGGCAAGTGCCAATTGGTGGGCCGAACTTAGCTTCAAACTACAGCACCATCCCGTTCACATTAGAAGAGACCGACTATATCGACTTTTATCTCTACAACTATACTTCACAAATCGGCAACGCCTACCGCGTCATCTTTGACGACACGAGAGGGTGCCGGAACACGGCCACGCAGGTCGCATGGATCAACACGAAGGGCGGGTGGGAATACCTGCGCTTCGATACACGAGCACCCAAGCAAATCAGCGTCGAGGGCAAG